CTATTTACGACCACGTCTTTTTCTCTCTCTCCGCAAAAATTAACCCTTAAAATAACGTGAACCATGGCCAAAACATCTTCCCACAAACCCAAATTGACCCAAAATGAACGCGATGAAATCATCAGATTGGCAACTGAGGAAAAAATATCCTACACAGATATAGCCAAGATGATGGGGTGTTCCATTCCCAACATTTCCTATTTGATGAAGAAGCATAAAGAGAGGGAAGCCACGAAACAAAAGAAGGAAGAAGCACGAAACAAAGCCAATCCCAACAGGGGAGAATATCCCACGGACCCAATATCTTTTCGTATAGGGAAGCTTTTGGAGATAGAGAGCGATATCCAGTTTGCACGGGATGAAAAAGTGATTCACACCCTGGGTTCCCTCCACAAGCTCCATCTTTCCCTTCATGATGAACTTCGAACTTTCATTGAAGCTTCCAAAGATATCCATGGTGCAACACCAGAACAATTGAAGATTGAGATTGTGGACGCCATCCACGCTCTTCCACCCATCTTGAAGAAGCAAGTGATGGATGAACTTTTGGTGGATGGTTCCAACGTTGTGAGATTGAAAACACAATGATTGGATTGTTACAAGCCGCGTCCAAGGCTAGAGCTTTGAAAGAACTTGTGGATGAATGTCCATTGGATTTTTTTCGCCCTTCCAAGCCCCAAAGAGAAGTGTTGGAATGTACCCATCCCATAACACTTTTCCGAGCCGCTAATCAGCTTGGGAAAACCTATGTGGGAGCCGCGGAATGCTTGTACATGATGAAGGGTTCAAGCCCTTACAAAGACCTATCCCACATCAAACCCCCAATAACAGTTTGGGCTATCGTTCATTCATGGGAACAATCCAAGATTATCCAACACAAAATACATTCCCTCATTGGCAAGAATGAATATGCGGATGATTCCCCAGATTTCCAAGAAGGGCGCGGGTATCGAGCCAAGAATCCATGGTTCAAGCTCAAAAATGGTTCCATGCTATTTTTCAAAACAGCGAACCAAGGAACCTTGGGAGCGGCTAGTGGAACTATTGATTTTTGTTGGGTAGATGAACCATGTCCACAAGCCTTATTTGGGGAATTGGCGGCGCGTCTTCTTCGAAATAGGGGAAGGATGCTCATGACCATGACACCCATAGGTGGGGGAGATTTGACGTGGCTAAAAAAACTCACTGAAACCAAACCCCCACGGGTGAGGGATATCCATGCTCCCCTATCTGTGGAGAATACAACCCCCATCGATTTGGATGGAAAACCTTTGAATCCACTTCTCCACCAAGATGATGTAGATAGGATAGCCGATACTTATCTTTCCATAGATAAGAACGCACGTCTTGAAGGTTCATGGGATGTGGGTGTTCCCTTGGATGGTAGGATATTTGAACATTTTGGAGAGAATCACATATCAGATTCCCCTTGCCCAAAGGGAGAATACACCTTTTCCATTGGAATAGACCATGGCCACCATCCCAATTCACAGTGTGCGCTATTGGTGGCCATCTCCCAAGATGATAAGACCATCTATGTACTCGATGAATACTTTGCCGCGGGTGGAGAACAGGAAAGTGGAACCGCCCAACGCCATGCAAGGGCGATTGTGGCCATGATAAGAAGGAATGGATTGGAACCCTTACAGATAAATAGATGGACGGGGGACCGTCCCCATGGTGGGGGAAAACATGGTGGAAGAATGAGTAATTCACTTTTGCGTTCTGCTTTGGAACATGTTTTGGACTACCCACAAAATTCTTGCCCTTTTCGGATACACACAGCACATAAACCAAGATGGAGTGTGTATTATGGTTCCCAGCTCATCAATGAAGCCATGGTTCAAGGGCGGTTTATTGTCCATCCCAAGTGCAAGAGGCTTATCCGTTCTCTCAGTTCATGGACCTTGAAAAAAACCGGTGCTATGGATAGATTGAGCGAATGGAAACACGCCATCGACGCGCTAAGATATGCTGTGGTTCCCATCTTGGATACAAAATACGCCGCCCCCACCTTTTCCAAAATACCAATTTTCAGAAAATAGGAAATTTTTATGCTTACATTACCATCAAAACCGATATTTCCAGATAAGGCTTCTAATGATAGGAGTGAAACCACAGCAAGAAGAAGAAGATTGTTGGAAGGAAATTGGGCGCCCGATTTGGAAGACTTCATCACGGATTCCGTGGCGCTCGATAGAAGGGCGATTTGGGGAGCCTTAGACACGTCTTCCAACGTCTTCAAACAAGGGTGTGAAGCTTTGGCGGTTCTTTATTCCAGAAAGCCAAGTGTGGGAATACGTAAAGATGAATCCATGAGAGCATATCCCTTCATTGGTCCCAATGGGGCTTTGGATAAAAGCCATTACTTTGAAATGATGGCTAGTGTACAGATGAAAACAATTGGACTTCGCGAAATGCTCATGAGGATAGATATCAGTGATTCCAACCAATTGATGTTCCGCCCTGTGACGCCCGATATGGTATTTGCGAGCGCCCCCGCGGGTGACCCCATGAAAGCCAATTATTTGTATGAGCTTCGATTGAGAAAAAACAATGAATCCCATGAAATGTTTTGGACTGCGGATATTTATGATTTGAGGGATGCCAGGAACCCAAAATATCTTGTAAGAGTTATTGAACCAGATGGTGTGATGGGTGAGGATATGACCCAAGAATTCTTGGGTGGGGATATGAGTGGGGAGAACTACCCATATCGAGATGCCAAGGGAATACCATTCCTTCCATGGGTGTTCTATCATGCTTCGATAGATGGCCAATTGTTTTCACCTTTCGAGCTATCGGAAGTGGTGGCGGGTTCCATGGTGGCTTCCACGTATTATACGTACTTGAAACATCTTATGTTTGATGCCAGCTTCCCACAAAGATATGTTGCTTCTCTCCAATTGGCGGGTTTGAACACCATGGATTCCAACATGGCCACCACAAGAATGAGCGTATCCACGGACCCAAGTTCTATTCTGTGTTTCACTGCGGACCCAGATTCTTCCACCCAACCTTTGATAGGGCAATTCCAAGCGGGTATGAGCGACCCCGCCACAATGTTGGGAGCCATCACCACGTATGAAAGACGATTGGCCACACAAATGGGAATAGACCCCGCTAGCGTACAAAAGATTTCAAGTGACCCAAGAAGCGGTTATTCTATTGCCATGAGTAAGGAATCCATGAGGGATGCCCAAGAGAGATATGAAGGTGTTTTCCGTGTAGCGGATTTGGAAGCCATAGAGAAAGCCGCTATGATATCCAACCGTATTTTGGGAACCAACTACCCTGAAAGTGGATATGTTATCTCTTATGAATCCATAGAATTGAGTGAGATGGAACAAAAAGCGCAAACTGAAAACATCATAGCCCTATTGGATAAGGGATTGTTATCTCCCGTTGAAGCCATGTTGAAGCTGTATCCAGATTTGACCACGGAAGAACAGGCTATTGAAAAGCTACGTACCATAAGACAACAAAAAATTGAGTTCGCATAACCCCCAACAAAGGAAAAACCATGAAAACCATTACCCATGAAGGGCAAGAATATATTCTGAAAAGTGAAGTCGACGGAATCGTAAGAGAACGTCTATCCAAAGTAACGGAAACCAAAAGAGCCGCGGAAACCCGTGTTCAAGAGCTTGAATCTCAATTGGGGGAGATGTCTTCCAAGATTCAAGGCGTTGACGCCATGGCTTCCCAACTTGCACAGCTTCAAGATGAACTTTCCCTATCCAATCAACGATATGAACGCCATCAAGCAATAGCCGCCCAAGGAATCACAGACCCAGAGGTGAGAGATTTGATTGAGTGGCAATACTCCAAAGCCATGGAAACCAAAGCCAAGAAGGATAAAGTTTCCTTGGGTGAATGGATGAATAGCATGAAAGAAAGTGGGGAGGTTCCCACAGTATTGAAACCCTACTTTGAACAGCCTTCACAAGCCAAAGAATCCACGCCAACACAACAATTGGAACATCCTTCCACCCAAGAACAATTGCACGCCTTAAACGAGCGTGTAAGACCATCCACAAACCAAGGTGTGACACCAACCCAAGACCACGCCACCAATGGGGATTTGTGGAAGAAGGCCACCAATGATTTCGAGTTCTATCGCCAAAACCGTGACCAACTGAAAAAACAGTACTACCAAACCAGAAATAACCGCTTCAAAACATGATTACCAATATCACAGCCTATTGGATAGATGGTGAATACTACTTTCATGAGGGAAAACCCAA